CCTAAAAATCCACCTGATTTTTCTTTTACTTGATTGCCAAAATCATTACCAACTTGAGTAAGGCCAGCACCACTAGCAGCACTTGTACTTTCACGCATAGCTTCGAGTTGGTCAAGCTTTGCTTGCTTGTCCATTTCTAACATTTTTTCAAACGTGCTATTGAGCGATACTACTTCTTCTTTAGTAGCAACTGCATGCTCATTTGCTGTTACGAGTTCTTCTCGTATTTTTTGAAAAACGCCTGCGTTTGGATTTGGCATACTATCTGCCCCTCTTTGCCTGCTCGTAACGAGCTCTTTCTTCTTTTAAGTGCTCATGTAACATGGTGACGTATAACTCCCTCTCCCAAGGTATCATTGATTCTAAATCACCAAGACTATAATTGTGGTGTTGCATCAAGTGAAAATTCGTTTTGTAATGATTTACTAACGAATCATGAGAGAGGGATATTAGAAAAAATTTGCTATGCCCGTAATCTCATGTTTGTTTTCAGTACCACAATGTTCACACGTAAATTCAATTTCCTTTTTAAGTTGAGGAATAGCCTCAACGTAATCTTTTACTTTCCCAAACTGTTCACTGTTAAGAGATTCTAAAAACTCTTGTAATTCTTCTTCTGATTCATCATTAGCAGAATGAAATTCATCTCCTTGAATAACACCATCAATACACTTTGTTAAGATCCTAAAAATAGTGTCAATATCATTCATTTTTTCTGGATCAATGCCTGCCTTTTGTAAATCACCAAAGGATGGATATTTCATTTTCAAAGAAATGTCAGGCGTAAGTTCTACAATGTTACCGACTTCTGCACTTCTTTCTGCTTTGATTTCATCAAGTTTTATTTTAACTTTATTTCCTTCATTACAATTTGAACAAGGATACGTAATAGTACTTGTTTCACCTACGCTTTTTGCTCTAAGTTGAAGGAACATATACTCAACATCATATGCAGCCAAAGTAGAAGGATCTATCTTTGAATCTACGCATGATGATAAAGTATCAATGATAGCATTAAGAGTTGTAGACTGATCTCCAGTCTCCATAGCCATCATTAGAATTTTTTCTTCTTTGACCAAAAATGGTCTATAGCCGACTTCTTTTCCAGTACTAGGAATTGTCATCGTATATTTCGGTGCCGCATTAATTTTAGGCAGTGCCATGATTTACTCCACTTTATCTAACAAGATTAGCCAAGAATCCTAAAGGTCCTCCAGATCTTGACTTCCAATTTGAGTATGATAATTGCACACTCAGTTCGCTTTGCCCACCCTGATCGTTTGTAAATTCTTGAGCGTTCATTGTAGTAGGAAAAGCATCTTCCAAAACACAGGTATATGATATCTGGTCTGGTGTAATTATATCGCCTCTAATGTCAATCGGCCCAAAACTAAAACTAAACCCTAAATCTAAAATAGCATCTTTTCTTAGTTGTTGGACTATAACATCAAATGAATATTCTTTTTTGTATGCTGCTTCTTGATTATCTTGATTAACTGTCATGTTCATCCAATTATCAAAATAATTTTTTACTCCATAATCGTTAAGTAAATGAAATGTTAGTGTTACGTCATCTACAGCATATCCGTATGCAACCTTTTGCATTTTCATTCCATATTGACGATCTGCAGTAAGTATTTGTCTACCTGGCATGTTAGCAGCTTTACACAATATGTTTAATTGTCTACCGCTTGATCCTGGGAGAGAAGGCAAAAGAACACGCCAAACGTTGTTCATTGCAATGCCTTGACGAATCTCTGACTTAAACGTATCTACTGAGTAGGCCATTAATACTTCCTTTTAGAATCTTTATAAACGGCGGAAGGTTTTGCTTTTTGCCAATCAGCCATTGGAAGAAACGTTGCAATTTCCCATTCGAAAGCTGGAACGTGCGCAAATCTTGATTGTACATTTTCTAATAAGTAGTGCTTAATCGCCGGTCTAAAATATTTGTATTTTGCAGCGCCTTTAAGCATGTTATAAGAAATTCTAAAACGAGTTGTTTCATCAAACTTTTTATTGTTGGTGTTATCAATAAGAGCATCTAAAAACTTAGCTCTATGAATAGGCGATAAGTAATGTAGATTTAATCCAAGAAATCCACCTTTAGCTTTATCAATCATAATTACTAATGGAAACTTATCGTAATAAGGAAGTTGTTTCTTAAACTTTGGATCATAAAAAAACATAAACATTTGTCCTGGCCGATATGTACTTCTCATATCGATAGGTTCTTCTTTCATAAGTTCACGTCTATTCACTCTCCTAATACGATGTGCACGCTGCCGGAACCAAGTCATTGATTCTCTTGTGCGAGGAGTGATTCCTTTACGGAAAGCTTCAAGCTCTAGTGTTTGAAATAAATTACTCATATCACTATTTATAACTTCTTAAGCGGCTTTATGCGTTTCTTACCAAGTCTCTTTTTCTTCATAATCCCTAGTTCGTGCAATGTATCTTCGGTCCATATTTGAAAAGACCAACCCCTATCTTTTGCAAAGCTATCAGCGGCCTCCCACTTATTCATATTTTTCACATAGGTCATAGCCTCGCTGATAAACTTTTTAGTTCGTCGCGATCCGGTTGGAGGCTCGGTTTGTCCTTTTGGTTTTATTTCTACTAAAATGACTTTGCCGTCTTTATATTTTATTTTGAGGTCGATAAAGTATCTGTGATATTTTTTATCAACTTCGTAATAATACGGGACGACTGTTTCTTCCGATTGCCAGTATAAGATGTTGGGATTGTGGTCGCACCAGTTAAATACTGCTTTCTCCCATAACGATCTATATACCACATTAGTGATATCTCCTCTATACTTAGATTTATTTTTGATGATGTATTTGCCGCTATATGCCATATAAATAACAAAGAATAATTTTTACTTTTCTTTATTTATTGGAAAACTTATGGCAGATCTCAATCTTTCTAATATCGGTGATCGTATTGCTGGTAATGTCCAAGACTTTATTAATGATAAAGCTGGAGGTTTTACTGCTGGTATTGAGCAATTTCTTGGCACTGGATTAACTGCAAATCAATCTAATCGATATTTTGATAATAAACAAAAACTTGTTTTTCCTCTTGACAATCAAGATGATTACAAAGCAAAAATTAGATTTACTGTTGTTAGAGTTGATCCACCTGCAATTGAAGCTGATATTGAAGATGCAAGTAAAAGAGCCTTAAACGCTATTGAACAATCCGGTGGTGCAGATAGACCAGGCGGTGTTACTGACATAGGTGTTTCCGAAGATAAATCTATTACACAAAAAACAGTTGGTACTACTGCAGAGCTTTATCTCCCAGCAGCTTTAAGTATTTCAGATGGTGTTGAATTTGAAAATATTGATTTAGGAAGAACTGGTGCAGCAGGAGCACAGGCTCTCCAATCCGGCTCACAACCTCTTGAAGCTTTAGGCAAAGCAGTAACTGAAGGAGTTTCAGGATTTGCTGATTTATTCAAAGGATCACTTAATTCTGATTTAGCAAGAGTCAGCGCAATTGGTGCAGCAGGCGCAATTAGCGACACTGCCGGTGGAGCTGCGCGTAGTGCGTTCCAAGTAACTACAAACCCAAATACAAGATCTTTATTTAAGTCTGTTAATTTGAGAAATTTTTCTTTTAACTTTAATATGATTCCAACATCTCAGCAAGAGCAAAAAGCTATGTCTGATATTATTGCTTTTTTTAGACATGAATTATATCCAGAAACTATTTCTTTTCAAGGAATTCCTGTTGGTTATAAGTTTCCTAATCAGTTTGACATTCAAGTTCGATATAAAAATAAACAGATTGCCACAAAGTTTTTACCGTGCTATCTTACTAGCTTTTCAGCAACGTACAATCCTTCTAATATGTCATTTATGAGGGATGGCGGATTTAATCAAATTGATATTCAAATGTCGTTTACTGAAGCTACAACTCTTGATAAGACGAAAATTTCAGAGGGATACTAATGGCGTACTTTTATAATTATCCTCTTATCGATTATAAATTTGGAAATGAAACATATCCTGTTACATTTCAAAACATTTCTGCTTATGTTGATATTATTGACAATATTAAAGATGATATTGCATTTTATACTAAGTACACAATTTTAGATGGAGATAGACCAGACATTGTATCTAAAAAAATATACGGCTCTCCAGATTTTTATTTTACATTTTATATAATGAATGATAATTTGAGAGAAAGAGGTTGGCCATTAAATGCTCGTGATTTAGAAGATAGAATTAGATTAAATCATCCTAACTTTGTTGTTACAACAAAGGATAATATATCTAATAAACTTTTAGTGGGCAATATAGTTAATGGTAATACATCAGGTGCATCAGGCGTAATTATTAAAAGACAATTAGATCTTGGACAACTTGTTATTAAACTTGATAAAGGAAGTCCAGATTTTGATAAAAACGAAGTTATAACCCATGACACAGGCACTGGTATAGAATCAGCTATTATTACTACAGCAACAAAAGAATATTTATCTGTTCATCATTATGTAGATGAAAACGGTGAATGGCAAGATGTAGATCCTTTTCAAGATCCTCCTTCAATTTATAAACCTGTTCTTGTTGAAGACTGGTATTCAGAACAAAATAATGAGCTGAAACAAATCAGAGTTATTAAACCTGATTCTATGCAAACAATTTACAGAGCATTCCAAGAGTCATTGTCAAAATGATTAGATCTAATAGCCCATTTGATATTGATCTTAAATCTGCAAAAATTACATCACAAAGGCTAGGTGATCAAGTTTTTGAAATAAGAAGATCAATTATAGAATTAAATATTTATGAAAATATTCGTACGCTTGGTATTAGTGGAGATCTAATATTAGTTGATGATGCAGGATTATTTCAATCTATCGATTGGCAAGGCTCAGAATATTTAGATATTGTTATGGGTTCTATTGATCCAGGTCTTCCGCCAATTACTAGAAGATTTGTTGTTACTTCTTTACAAGAAAGCGCAAGAGGTAATGACGCGTCTGAAACATTTAGGATGACTATTGAAGATGAAATGTCATATTTAGATAATCTTACTAATGTAAACAAAAAATATGATGGTTCACCAAAAGAAATAATTTCTAAAATATTAAAAGATAATTTTGTTGGTAGAGAATTAATTGCTCCTGGCGAAACATATCAAAGAAGCATGAGAGTTATTGTTCCAAATTGGAGACCTCATAAGGCTATGCATTGGATAACATCTCGTTCTACATGTAGATTTGGTACACCATATTTTGTTTTTTCTACATTAAAAGATACTAATGTTAGATTTTTTGATATGGGAAGTATGATAGCTAATGCTCCTATGAATTTTGGCGCAAAGCCATATAGGTATTCATCTTCATATTCTCAAGAATCTACGGATTTTACTGTAGAAGATCAATCTTATATGATTAGTTCTTTTAGTCAAAAGGATAATGAAAACATATATGATATTATTAATAGAGGCGGGATTAGCGGCCAGTTTAATTTTTTAGATACTCAAAATTTTTATAATAATAGATTTGAATATAAAGTTACAAATGTTTTTGATAAATTAAAAAAGGTTTCCGGTTTATACGATGGAAAGGCTACACCTAACTTTGATAAAAGTTTTGAAATTAAAGATAAAAACTTGCAAGATTTTTCTAGTGTTCGAGTAAATAACGTAGCCACTTCAAAAATTTATAGCGATATTAATGGATACCATGAAGCAATAGATCCAGCATCACATTCTACAAAAGCAACTCATCTTGCTTTGAAAGAATTTATGAATAAATCTAAAATTGATATCATGGTACCTGGCAGAAATTTTTTATCACCCGGTTCTAATTCTTATCCAAATTTTACAATTGGAAATACTATTTACGTAGAGTTTCAAGAATCAAAAGCTTTTGATGCTGGAACTAATGCTGCAAATGTTATGCCTGACGTTAAAAGAACAGGCACGTATTTAATTCAAGCATGTCGACATATGATTAGACAGGCTAAAGGTAAATACAGACATGATTGTGTTTTAGAGTTAGTTAAGATATCTAATAAAGAAGGAACTACTGTAGCATGAAAACTATTGAAAACTTTTATTATGGTGATAATAATCGTTGGTTCTTTGGTATTGTTATCAACTCAAACGACCCAATGCAATTAGGTCGAATGCAGGTAAGAATTTATGGCATTCACCCTGATGATATTATTAGCCTTCCTTCAGAATCTTTACCTTGGGCTCAATGTCTAGTTCCTTCTACTGAAGGAGGAATATCGGGTATTGGTAGAATGCCTCAAATCGTAGAAGGCGCAAAGGTGTTTGGTATATTTTTAGATGGTAAGTCTTCTCAAATTCCTTTTATTTTAGGGAGTGTTCCTGTTACCGAAGATCCTAACAGACAACAGCTTTTTGCATTAACTGGAACAGAAAATTCATTGACCGAAGCTTCTAGCGAAGATTCATATATTGTTGGAGAAAGTGCTGCTGAAAAGGCTTTTAATTTTTTATTGGCATTTAACTTTAGTGCTACACAAGCAGCAGGCATTATTGGTTGTTTGTCTGTGTTTTCTACTAAATCTTTAGATCCAGAAACTAAAGTTAATATTAGGTATGGATTGGCCGGATGGAGTAGTGAAGAGGTTGTAGGAAGTAGATATGAAAGATTAAAGTTTTTCGCTGGCCAAAGAGGATTAGATTATAGGACTTTTGAAACTCAATTAAAATTCATTGTTTATGAATTGAGATCTCATTCAAATCTTGGATTAGGACAATTGTTAAAAACCAAATATATTAAAGAGTCTGTAGACGTGTTTAGAGAAAAATACATGAAAGAAAGTACTGTTCAAGATAATCTTAGACTTCAGGTTGCGCAAGGCATTATGGAGAGATTTTCATGATTACAAATCGAGATTTGAATTCTGCTCTTGACACTTTGAAAACAAGATCTCGAGCTCAAGCAACTGCAGTAAATGAAGCTGCTACACGTGCTAAACAAAGATTTGACGCTACTAATAAATCCAAACTTGGAGAAACACTTTCTCCAATTGACGGATTTGTACCTATTACACAAGCAGCAGATCATCCTAAAGATTTGGTTGATGGCGATGCCGTTTGTTTTTTATCTGCTGAAGCAGGAAATCTAAAAGCTGATTTAGTTGAAAACGTTCAGGCAAATAAAAGCTCACTTGATGCTATTGTTGGAGCAAGTGAACCTGGAGCAAGCGGTGAAATTGAAAATGGTTTCTTAAAAGAATTTGCTCAAGCCTGTAATCCTAAGGCAATTAAAGAATCACTAATTGAAGCTACTGGTAAAACTGAAGATAAAATTGCAGACTCTTTAGAAAAATTAACTTCACCTGAATTGCAATCAACTCTAAAAGATACTGTTAAAAAAGGTTTAGACACAGCAGAAAAACTTGCAACTGAATTTAAGGCAGATGTACAAAAGCTTGAAGCCAGACTCGCAGCAACTCAAGGTTCAGGAACTCCTAATATTTTAGAATCAATTGTGTTAGAAGTTGACAAAGGAGTACAAACTGCGCTTAAGCAATTAGCTTTATCACAAGGCGGTCCATCTCTTGCAATCTCTGATTTGAATGCTTTAACTAATAGCATCTCTTTAGAAATTCCTACAGAAATTGAAAAAGCAGTTTCTTTGCTATCATCAAAAAACCCTGCATTAAGCCAAGACTTTATTGAAGAAAGTCTTCAAGGTTTATCAACATCTGTTGATAAAGCAATACAGCTAGATCCTTTAGATGCTGAGCTTGGAGTTTCAAGCGTTCCCTCAGAAGTTATTGGCTCAGGGATTGGAGCTTGGGATGACGCTAATACGGCGATTGCAGACGCCGCTGTTATAAGAGCTAAACCTGATATTGTAGCACAAAGACAAGAAACAGTTTCCACAACAGTAAGTGAAACTGAAAACATTGTTTACAAAAATGAAAAAACAAAATCCACAACAAAAATTACAACAAACAAATCTTCTGTTGAAAAAACTATTGTTCAAGGTGGTGGGGTAACTGAATATAAAAGAAAGAAACCTTTATATGGATTTACATATGTTTCTAGTATGGAAGAACTAGAAGCTGAAATGAGATCTGTAACAAGAGATATTACTGAAGTTGTTGTACACTGGTCAGCAACGTTTTTAGATCAAGATATTGGCGCAGAAGAAATTCATAAGTGGCATACTCAAAGAGGATTTAGCGGTATTGGCTATCACTATGTTATACGTAGAGATGGACGTATTCAAAGAGGTCGACCTATTGATAAAAGAGGATCTCATGCAAAGGCTAATAGCCATAATCTATTTAGTATTGGTGTATGTTTTGTTGGAGGATACAATTGCTTGAGCGGCACTCCAAATAGAGATAGATATGTTGGATCTGAATCCCTAAATGAAGAACAAATGAAAACATTTGACCAGTTTATGAAATCCTTTTACAATGTATATCCAGGCGCTCAGGCCTGGGGTCATGTTGATACAGATAATCAAGGTAAAACTGATCCTGGGTTTGATGTTCCTCAATACGTGTTTAATAAGTTTGGAAAAAGAAACGTTTCAAACACCGGACAAAAAAGGCCGTTATCTCCTAGACAACTTGCAAAATTGTCTGTTGAAACTAATGTAGGAATTGCTTAATGAGTACAGAAAACGATGAATTAAGAGATCGCGAAAATACGATTGGCGCTGGTGCAGAAAATTCTTTAGGCGTTTATAAGACGGGATTTCATGATGTAACAGGAAAATATCCTAGAGCAAATTATTTTTATGGTCCTAGTATTAACAGTGCTGCAAGAGGAGTTACTAGAAATGAGCTTTATGTTGGTGGAGGAAATTTAGATTTAGATCTTGGATTAGACAATCCTCCCGTATCTCAATATCCTTTTAATCAAGTCAATGAATCTAGAAGTGGTCATGTTATAGAAATTGATGACACACCTTCTGGGGAACGTATTTTAATTAAGCACAAAACAGGTGCTGGGGTTGAAATGCGAGCCGATGGAACTATTTTAGTTGCTACAAAAAATAATCATGTGACAATTGTTCAAGGTGAAAGTAAGCTTATTGTAGAAGGTGATGCAGATTTACAATATAATGGAAACTTAAATGTTGATATTGCAGGAGATTACAATCTAAAGGTTGGAGGTAATTTTAATATTAATGTAGCTGGGGATGAAGTAAAAGAAATTGATGGTAATTTTAGAGAAAAGGTTCACGGCAATCACAATAGTATAGTTGATGGTAATAAAGGAATTACAACAACAGGCACTTCTAGTCAAACAACACTTAATGGATATAATAACGTTGTTAAAGGAACTCATAGAACAAGCGTTGAAGGAAAGGTAAGTCTTTCAGCGTCAGATCAAATAAAGATTGCTTCTGAAAAGCAATTAGTTCAATCAGCTCCAGACGTAAATATTGCTGCTCAAAGCATATCAGTTTTTGGTGATACTGGAACTATCGGCGGAGAAAATGTTGTAATGTACAACTATAACATGTACACCGGTCATTCAATCACAGCCACTGATACTATTACTACGAATACTGCGTACACTCAGCGAGTTAATGCTACGTCAATGCATGCTACTACTTTTCATGGTTCTCTTGTAGGTAAAGCGTCATTTGCAGAAAAGGCAGATCAGGCCGGTTCTGCACCATTAGGTCCAGGATCTGGAGGTGGAACTCTAACTGATACAACTCATACTGCGCAAGCTGTTGATCCTAAAGCAACAGCTTTGCCAACAGAAACTTTACTAACAGATTATTTGAACAAATCTGCGTATGGTGTAGCTAAAGTTAAAATCGATAATAATAAAGATTTATTTAATGCAATTAATTATGAAGAAAAAACTGGTGGAATATCTAAAAAACCTTTAACAACTCGACAAATTAGAAGTAAGCTTAGAAGTCCAGCAGTATTATCTAATGAAAAGTTTATTGGTACAGCAATTGGATCTGGTCAATTATCAAGCACATATGCAAACACAACTCCTCCACAAGTAAAAAGAATTGAAAGTAAAGATCCTACTAAAATTTTAGGTGTTGATAAAATTGGACAAAGAAATCCTGCAGAAAATTCTAAAAGGATTGTGCCTAAGCCAAGGCCAAAACAAATTATACCAGATCCGGTATATAACCCAAACAATGCAGGACCTATTACGTCTAGTACAAAATTAAATAAAGGCATTACTATGGCTAAGTTTTTAGGAGGCCGTGGAGATCAAATTACTTTAGATCATATTTTTGATCAATCAGAAAGGCTTGATATAGCTCGCCATCTTTATTTGCATGCTGAAATTCTTAAAAAAATTGGAGATGATGAAGGAAAATTCAGAGACTTTAGACTGGTCGTTGTTGAAGGTTTATATAAAGCAGGGCCTCAAGAAATTTTAGAAACAAATAGTCCTAATTGGCTTGCATCTAAAGGAAGACGAGTTGTATATGAACTAGTTGACGAAAAAGGAAATCAGGCGATTGAAAAAACATATGAACTTGCGGTTTACTTAAAAGACTTTTTATTTTATGATAAGTTGTGTATTGATTATGATACGTATAATCCAGATGGAACTATTAATGCCCAAATAATTATTGATATGCCTAAGGTTGAAGATGATTTTGAAACTACCTATTCAATGGATATAGAAACTGTATTTAATAATTCTGTACAATCAAACAAAGAATTAATTGAAATTTCATTATAAATAGTAAAAAATCAGAGAACTAGCAATGGCAACAAAAATTTTATCAAGAGAAGATGGTAATTTAGCAGGCAGTACTATAATTGGTTCTCGCACGTTAGAATATGGCGATATTGACTTAACATTCAATGCTAAACCTGATGGGGATATTTTTAAGAAAACCGCTGCGGCCTCTGTTAAGCAAGCAGTAAAAAATTTGCTTTTAACTAATTTCAATGAAAAACCTTTTCGTCCTAATTTTGGCGGAGATCTTAATAACATTTTATTTGAGCTAGCTGATGAAGATATTGAGTATGACATTGAAGAGCAAGTTATAAGAGCTATAGAAAATTTTGAGCCAAGAGCAAAAGTTTTGAAAGTAGAGTCCAACGCAATATTAGATAGAAACGAAGTTAAAGTTAAGATAACGTTTCTCGTAAAAAACCTAAATGAGGTTGTTGAATTTGAAACTGCACTATCGAGGTTAAGGTAAATGACAACTAATATTGAGTCTACTCAGCTAGATTTCCAACAAATTAAGCAAAGACTAAAAACATATCTTGCTTCTGATGATCAGTTTCAAGACTATAATTTTGAAGCTTCAGGCTTATCTAATATTTTAGATGTTTTAGCATATAACACGCACTTTAATGGTTTAATTGCTAACTTTGCTTTGAATGAAGCATTTCTAAATACTGCACAATTAAGATCTTCTGTTGTATCTCATGCGCAAGGTCTTGGTTATTCACCAAGATCTAAAACTTCTGCGCAAGCAACAGTAAATCTTTCTCTTAATTTAGCAGGTGTTTCAAATAGAGCTGTTACATACACGCTTCCTGCATTTACTTCATTTACAACTTCTATTAATGATGTTTCATACACGTTTCAAACAATTGAATCTATATACGCAACAGATAATGGATCTGGATTATATGAATTTTCAGATCTGAATGGGAATAAAAATATTCTCATTTATGAAGGAACAAGAAAAGTTAAAAAGTTTTTTGTTGGTAAAACCGGTGAAAGACAAATTTATGTTATTCCTGACCTAGCAATTGACACTTCAACAGCAATTGTTAAAGCCTTTGCTAATCCATCTACAACTGAATTTGAATCTTATACTCCAATTTCAAAAGCTATCCGCGTTGATGCTAATTCTCAATTTTATCAAATCAGCGAAGCACCTAATGGGTTTTACGAATTAAATTTTGGTGATGGCATTTCTTTTGGTAAAGCACCAGAAACGGGTTCAGTTATTCAGGTTGAATATCTTTCAACGGTTGGTCCTGATGCCAACGGCGGAAGAACTTTTACGCCAAGCTCACAATTTTCGGTTAACGGCCAAGGATTTGATATAACAACCACAACAGTTTCAAATTCTACATCTGGTGCAGAAAAGCAATCAATAGAAAGTATTAGATCTAATGCGCCTTTGGCCTTCGCTTCACAGCAAAGACTAGTTACTGCTGAGGATTACAAAGCTATTATCCTAGCAAACTATTCAAATATTGTTGACGCAATTGCGTGGGGCGGTGAAGATAATATTCCTGCAAACTACGGAAATGTTTATGTTGGATTAAAATTCCAAGATGGTATTACTGAAGCAGAAAAAACTGCAACCAAAGATTCAATCACATCAAACATTACAGACTTTCTTTCTATTTTGTCAATTGATACCATTTATGTAGATCCAGTTGAAACGTTTATTCAGGCAATTGTGACATTTAATTTTGATCCTAATTTAACAAATGTAACTTTACAATCGACAGAAGGCGCAGTTTTCCAAGAAGTTAAAAAATTCTTTAATGACAACCTTGGAATATTTGGTGCAATATTTAGAAGATCTAATTTGTTAACATCAGTTGATCAAATAAATGATGCTGTTATTAATTCACAGGTTGATATTAAAGTTCAACAAAGATTTGAGCCTGTACTTAATCAATCTCTTTCATATCAAATTGATTTTCCAGTTAAGTTAGCTACGCCAGATGATCTTGTTGAAACGGTGACTTCATCTACGTTTAGATTTAATAATAAAGTTTGCTTAATTAAAAATAAACTTAATTCAACAAAACTTATTATTACTGATACTATTGGTAATGTTGAAGTGGATAATATTGGTCAATATGAGCCTGGAACTGGTACAGTGGAATTAAGCGGATTTGCTCCTACATCAATTACGTCTGGGCAAACATATATAAAACTATCTGTAACGCCAGGTGATCAGTCATTAGTTAAACCTTTAAGAAACTATATCCTTCTTCTTGATGAAGATGCCTCATTCGCGTCAGGCGTTGTTGATAGACAAACTGTTGATGTGACTCTATAATGACTCAAACTAACGAAGTATTTTTTAATAGAAGAAATCTTGTATTCCACACAAACGTTGTGGAACAGGTTCTTCCTGAGTATTATCAGAGAGACTATCCTAATCTTATAAACTTTATGAATTCATATTATTCATATTTAGATTCGGATGAACTTACAGATACTCTTAAAGACTTATATGCTATTAGAGATATTGAATCTTCGTCATTAAAACAACTTGATCAAATGTTTGCTGAAATTGCACAAGGAGCTTCAGCATCTTACTTCATAGATCCACGGGAAGCTTTAAGAAATTTTGCTAATTTTTTTAGAGTAAAAGGTACTACGTATTCTGCTGAAGGTTTTTTTAGAGCATTTTTTAATGAAACAGTTTTTATTGAATATCCAAAGGAACAAATTTTTAGAATTGATGATTCATTAATTGGCCCTGAATCTCTTAGATATATACAGAATGATAGATTATATCAAATCTTTTCTGTTTTAATTAAGTCTTCTATTCCTATTGTTCAATGGAAAGAACTTTATAAAAAGTTTGTGCATCCGGCTGGATTTTTTCTTGGAGGAGAAGTTTTACTTGAGCTAACGACTGATGCGGCTGCTATTAATGTTAATCAGCCCGATGTTAGACTTCTTGATTCTGCTGAAATTGGTACACTAACAGTTGAAAACTTTGCAACTATGGATTTACCTACAGCTTCTCACGAAATTATTGGTGAATTTGAAGATGGCATAGATGGTGATAGCGAAGTGACTAGAGCAAGATTTGTACAAATATCTCGTTATCAAGGTATGAGTGTTCAAGAACTGATAAATTCTTATGGACGCTTTGCTCCAGGAACTGATGGTATTTTGGATGTTAACTCACCAACCCTTGACGAAGATTCAGGTAGAGCGGATGGTGTAATCAAAATGTCCAATAGTATTGAAACAATGGATCTTGATCGCTTCGAATTGTATGATAGTTGATATAAATAACAATAGATTTTTTCAATAGGTGAATGAATGGCACGGCAAAATATAGGCACTGGCACTGCGGCCAATGATGGCACTGGGGATACCTTACGTGCAGCCGCTACTAAAATTAATGACAACTTTGTAGAGATTTACAAAAAGTTAGGCGGAGATTCCGATCAACTTTCTGGAGAGTTATCTGTAACAGCCGATGGAATTTTATTTGAAGGTTCTACGGTTGATGATTTTGAAACTGTACTAAAAGCAGTTGATCCTGATTCTGATCGAGTAATTCGG